GCAGCAGAAGGCTTTGGTATGTTTGCTAGGTCTACCTTTGCTTGAGCAACTTTGGCTTCTAAGTCGTCTACCTGTTGAACAGCAGACTCAATAGCAGCAAATGTGCTGCTGTATTGGGCTTTTAAGTCACGCAAGTTAGCATCAGCCTCTACCTTGGCATCGCTACTGCTTTGCCAAACAAACTCGGCATTACTCATAACATCTTCTAAAGGCCTAAGTATCCCTTGTTTACTCGCTAAAGCACTACCAGCATATCCATAGGTAATTTGCTTACCGTCATAGTCATCACAAGCATTTCCATAAACTACACTTGCCTGCTCTTCAGCGGCTACTGCCTGAACGTAAAGGGCGGTCTTGGCGTTTAAAATAGCCAACAGTGCTGGGTCTTTAACCATGGTGACTACCGCATCTTGTGTAAAGAACGATGAAGGGGCAACTGTATAAGAGCTACCGCCTAGTGGCTTGTAGTAAAGACTAGAACAAGCACCGCCAGTCCACTCGTAGAACCACGCGTCAATAGCGTAAGACTTACCACCAGTGAAAGAAAATAGTCCAGTTGAGTTTGCTCCACAACCTTTTAGCGACCAGTCATTGATTACCTGAGTTCCATTGATAGACATGTAGAAACCGTCATCGGCAGGAGCCTGGAAGTAAACCTTAGTGGTTGTTGGGTATGTGATGTAACCCTTGTAGTGAAGCATGATGTAATCAGAGCCACAACCTAGAATGTCACCGCCACCCCAGTTAAGGTCAATGTTGCTTACAGTAGTTGTCCTACACTTGGTGTAAACAGTATCTGACTTCTGTGGAGGGTTTCCATAACGACCAATACCTGTGTAGACATCTACCTTTAAACCTGCACTACTGCCCTGACCACCAGCGTTGATTAACTTGGTGTCATAGTCATTTTTAGCCTGATTCATAACAGCCTGAGCGTTGTCGGCATTCTGCTGGGCTATTGCGTAAGAATCATAAGTAGAGTCCACTACATCAGCAGCAGCATTTACTGCGGCTACTGCCTGAGCAACTACTGCCTCAGCAGCACGAACATCAGCAAAGGCAACATCATAGTTAGCCTTCTTACTGTTGTAATCAGACACAGCAGCTTCTAAAGCATCTTTTGCTTCAGTAGCGGCAGTCTGGGCAGAGTTAATAAGGTCAGCCTGAGAGTTAGACGAGTTAGTCCAACTGTCTAGGTTAGCCTGTGCGTTGTTTAACTGATTCTGAAGGTCTTGCACCTTTGCCTGTGCTTCAGCAACCTTTTGGTTATAGTCAGTTGTGCTGTCAGCCATAGCAGGACTAGACAAGCCAAATAGAAGAAATAGCGTTGTGAGGGGAACGAATAGTGTTGCGAATTTACGCAAGCCCATCATTATTTCTTAGGCTCTTCTTCTTTGACGTTCTTCAACTGAACAGACTGCTGGAAAGCAGCGTTGATTTCAGCGTTAGATAATTTACCATCTTCTAGGAAGGCGATAGATAATCTTTCAATTACCTTAGCGACAGCCAAAATACCGCCAACAAGGGCAGCAGTGGCGGGAGCCACACCACCAAGGGAACCAGCACCGATAACACCCAGTGCGGACGCGACAAACGTCGCCAAAATTCTAAGAAGGACATTTCCTGTAAGTTTCATTTTCTTTCCTCTGACTAATAATTGATTGCTGCAAATTGTAGAGGATGTGAGTTACTAAATTGTAGTTGTAATTTATATTACTTTATTTTTTTAAATTCCACTGGGCATGTAACCCGTACCTTGTGGATTACCAGTAACAAGTCCTGCATGTAGTCCTGCTGACTGGGCTAGAGACATAACCTCAGGAGAAACAGCATCAAGGTTTGAACCTGGCTGCATCAATGCTGGGTTAGAAGTAGCTGCTTGAGTTTGCACACGAGCTGGAAAGTTTAACCATGCATCTTCACCGTTAGTATCTACGGATGCGGTACCTGGGTAATTAACTCTACTATTCTGGTCTAGATTACCAGCAAGATTATTTCCAAAACTAGGGTTCATACCGTTGTATATACCCATTGTTTGTGTTGGAGGTATCTGTCTGTTAATCACTGCTTTTCCCCAAATTTCTTAGTATCTTCCCCAGCACCCTCAAACTTTGTTGTGTTAGTTAAGGAACCTGTGCTAGGCATGATGCTGTAGTAGGCGTCACCCCTAGAGGCAGTGCCTGCATTGAACTCAGAAATTTTTCTCATGTAAACAGTATGACATAAAGAAATAGCCCCGCCAGTCTAAACCAGCGGGGCTACTTTCTACAGAGTTGTAATTACTCTCACAAACCTTATTTGACCATTTTTGTAGTCAGATAGAGGTTGAATGATTGTAGACTGTGCTCCATAGTGTGCATTAATTATTTTGCCATTGCCAATATAAATAGCGGCATGATAGAAATTAGTAGAACCATTATAGGCAAACACAACAATGTCCCCTAGCTTAGGCGTTTTAACACGCTTACCTAGATGTCCTTGTTTATTTGCTGAATGTGGTAGTTCAATACCGAATCGTTCATAGGTCCATCTTACCAGACCTGAACAGTCCCATCCACGAGGACTGGCACCAGAAAACACATAAGAAGTTCTTCCTACTCTAGTTTTAAGGTACTTAATTACTTTTTTCATTTGAACAGTGTTCCTTTTAATTTTTGCAGTTTTAAGTAAAGACTGCGTAACTGAAGGCACTTTAAATGAGGTTGTTTCTTTTACGATGTTGCTAGTTATTACTTTTGTGTTCTGTGAATCAGCAATTGATGCAGATGCAGAACAGCCAGCGAGAGTTAAAATTACGCTGGCTATTATTACGTACTTTTTCATTTGGCGACCTTACCTTTCCTGGGTAGTTAGCACTGGGGTCGTTTATTGTCGAAGTGACATTCTCTATTAAGTTATAAAAAACACCCTACCACAAAAGTAGTAGGGTGTCTACCTGCTAACAGAAATTATTCTTTATGAGCCCAACCGCCGCCTTTAAAGGACACAGCTACATTTCCAAACATTTGATTGAGCTTTACTTTGCAGTTATCGCACTCATACCCTGGGTCTTCCTCAGTAATACTACGTATGATTGTGGTTTTTCTTCGACATAGTGGGCAGACATATTCGTATGTAGGCATTAAACAAGTTCTCCTGTTTCAGGGTTAATTTTTGGGTCCCCAAGGTCCTTTAGTTTTTTGACGTATTTATTACGAGCAGTAACTAGGAACTTTTCTAGGTCATTACGCTGCTCTTCAAACCTCTTCATTACATCTGTGTACTCCAGCTCAGACAGTTCATCTTTATACTGTTCGATAACCAAAATTGATTTGTCTAGTTGTTCTGCAGCAGTAGCTGCACGTAACTGTTCTTTTTGAAATTTTAGCTCAGCATTTTCAATATACTTCTTAATTTTTTTCTCGTTCATTCCTTCTCCAATAGATAGGCCAATAGATGTGGGTTGTCTCTAATTAATAGTAACAAACCCTCTTCGTACGATGCAATGAAGAAATGCTCCCAAACCTCAACTTCATCAGTTTTTTTAGGGGAGTTAGGATTACTAAAAGTAAACCTGATTGCGTGCAGAAGCTCATGCATTAGTGTTTGTTTTTTACGACTAGGCGTAATCTGGGAATCAATGACAATGCTGTTCTCTTTATTAAGAGTATAGCCAAAGTTATCTTCGCTAAGCATTCCATCATTAGTTCGAGAACGTTGAGTTATCTTCCAGACTTGTGTTCCGATTCTAACTTGTTTTGGTAATTCCATTTTATTCTCCTATCGCTGATTCTCTAGGAGTCGAACCTAGGCTAACGGTGTTGGAGACCGCTGTGCTACCGTAACACTTAGAACCATTAGTGGACCAGCACAGAATCGAACTGTGGTCTTACAGAGTCCTACTGGAGGCTTTGTTCTGCAATCGACACCATTTCTAGCCCTTGGGCCTGAACTAGTTCTATGGGTCAAAGACAGCTTGTCTATCCATAGAACTAGTTCAGACTACTTAGTCTACACTAATATTACTTAATATCAATCTTTTTAGGCTTCTTTTCTTCTGGAAGTTCATTTTCAAGAACTACCGTAAGAATTCCGTCTTTCATGACTGCAGACTTAACCACAATGTATTCAGACAAAGCAAACTTCTGAGTAAAAGAGCGCTGAGCAATACCGTGGTGTAGAGACTCTACACTGTCGATATCCTCATCTTCTTCAAGCTCATCAATAGGCTTGTTCTGGATAACTAGGGTACGGTCCTCTACAAAGATTTCTAAGTCTTCTTTGCGGTAACCAGCTAAGGCTACTTCAAGAATAAACTTATCCTTCTTCTTAGTGAGGTTATACGGTGGGTAGGAAACAGGCTTAGCTGTTGATAGAGTCTGCAAAGTTGCAAACAATGGGTCAAAACCAATAGCCC